CCCGGATCACCATGTCGGCTGCGAATGACGGGGTTGAATATGGCCGCGCGCTGATCGACTCGCCACTCGCCGCCGGCGGGATCCGCGTCGGCGCCGTGCTCGGCGATATCGACCTGCGCCAGGTGCACGCGATCCGGACCTTCATGATCGACCGCATGTCGGATGTTTCGTCCGAAGCGGCCGGCAAACTGAAGAGCTCGATCTCGCTCGCCGTGACCGGGGGGAAGACGCCGGCGGACGCGGTCAGCGAGGTCGCCGCCGCGCTCAAGTCGCCACGAAGCCGCGCCATCACGATCGTCCGGACGGAGATGGGTCGCACGTTCTCGGTCGCCGGCCAGGAACGAATGGGCCAAGCGTCAACGGTCCTGCCTGGGCTAAAAAAACAGTGGCGGCGGTCGGGCAAGATCCATAGCAGAATCAACCACGATCTGGCGGACGGTCAGATCCAGGGCGTCGACAAGCCGTTTGACCTTGGCGGACCGAAGCTGATGTATCCGCGAGACCCTGAAGGATCGGCTTCCGAGACGATCAACTGCGGATGCGTTTCGCTGCCCTTCATGGATAGTTGGCAGGTGTCGCATTCAGGTCGCGTACCGTTCACCGATCGCGAGCTCGAACTCAACCCGCGTAAGCGCGATCTGGATGCGGCCTTGAACGGCTAATTTCGACCATCCGGATTCCGGCCCGCTGAGCGGCCTTTAACGACCGGCCCGGCGTCATCGTCCGCCGAAACCCGTTCCGCGCGGGAAAACCCCTTCAAAACCCATTTAACGCCAACCGGAAGTCCGGTTCCTGCACGTGTGATCCAGGTTGCTGCGGTGATCGGGGTTGTTGGCGGCTGCCCGGAACTGTTCCGGGAAAGGCAAGCGTCCGCGATGAGCCTACGGTGCCAATAGTTCAGTCGGCCTGTCCAGGGCCGCGTTCTTTTTGGAACCGCAAACGAGGAACCGACATGTCCGAAACGAAGAAGGCGGCTGCGAAGAAAGCGCCAGCGGCGGCTGCAACGTCCCCGACCACATCGCCGGCCGTCGATGCCGAGCTGGCCGCCCGGAACAAAGAGGTCGAGCTGCTGCATCGCCAGTTGAAGGAAGAGAAGGAGCGCGCCGACAAGGCGGAGGCCCTGCTGGCCGAGGCTCTTCGTCCCGTTCCGGCCGAAGTTCTGGGAAGCGGCGCCGATGCCGATACGGTGACGCAGGCGGATCTGGTCGCTGTCGTCGATGCGCTGAACGCGAAGGACGTGACGGTTCGCGTGCCCGAGACGGACGCCGCCGGCAAACGCCATATCGTCAACCGCGAGGTTCGCGCCGACGACATCATGAGCTTCCGCATCGACGGGAGCGCCGTGCATGTTACGACCTGCGACGGCCGCAAACACGAAGCGGTTCTGGTCTGATGGCCCGGAAAGCACTGCTCGCAACCGCCGCCGCGCTTTCTCTGATGAGTTTCAGGGAGGCAAAGGCAGACCTTCCGCCGCTCGGGATCATTGGCACGGACGCAGTCCGGGAGGCTTTTGAAGGCGATCTCCGTCAACTCCAAGACCTGTTGCAGGGCTCAATCCAAAAAGTCCTCGAGCTGTCCGGCGACGATGATTGGTGGCCATACGTCCATGGCTTGTTCGAAGATTTCGTCGTCGTCGAGATGAAGGACGGGAAGCTGATGCGCTACCCGTACGAGATCGACGGAACCAAGGTCACCCTCGGCAATCCGATCGAGGTCGTTAAGACCTTCGAGCCGGTGAGCGGAAACCAACCGTCGCCAATGATGGAGGCGACGATCGAAGCGGCATTCATCGCCCGCGAAGGCGATGCCGAAGGCAGCGTCTACAAGATCCGCGTGATCCGCGCCGGCGTCTCAGGTAACGGCAACTACTATCCCGATGCGGTTCTTCGCGAGGCCGCGCCGATGTTCAACGGCGTCCGGGTGTTCGTGAAGTCCGACGAAGAGCACCTGGCCGGCAAAGGCAAGGATGTCCGGAACCTGATCGGCGCGCTGTCCGACGCCGCCTTTGTGGAAGGCAGCAGCCCGGACACAGGCGAAATCCGCGCGACGTTGACGCTGATCGAGGCGGAAGGCGCGATCGCCGTGAAAATTCGCGAGGCCTGGTCGCGGCAACTCACCGGTCTGTTCGGCTTCTCGATCGATGCGGTTGCCTACGCGAAGAAGAGCAAGCGCGGGACGCAGGACGTCCGCGAGGCCACCAAATTCGTCAAAGTTAAATCCGTTGACCTGATCGTCGAGCCCGGCGCCGCCGGCGAAATCATCGAAATGGTCGAAGCACAGAAGGAGAAGGTCATTATGGGCCGGGCAACACTGATCGCACTGCTTGAGGCGAAAGGCCACAAGAAGGACAAGCTCGACAATATGACGGACGACCAGCTGGTCGCCCTGGTACGCGAGGCGCTTCCGGATTCCGGACCCGGTTCCGATCCGCAGCTGCAACCTGGCATCTCGGAGCAGAGCATGCGGGAAGCGATCGCCATGGTCGAACGCCGCGGGGCGATGCGAATCCGCGTTACCGAGTCCGCGCTGCCCCAGCCCGCCCGTGACCGCGTGATCGCCACACTGGGAGAACGTGAGTCCTTCACTGAAGCCGATGTCGAAGAGGCAATCCGCGCGGAACTCACCTATCTTTCCGAAGCCTTGCCGAACAATCACGTCGCTGATCTCGGCCCCGTTGCGCGGATCGAGTCCGGAGAGACCCGTGCCGAGAAGGTCGCCAACATGTTCGAGGCGTTCTTCGACCGGGAGCACCCCGATCACCGGCACGCGCGCAGTTTCCGCGAGTGCTACATCGCGGTCACCGGGGACCGGAACGTCACCGGGCGGATGCGTGACGCCGACCCGGCGCTGATGCGCGAAGCTCTCAATTCCGCCAGCTTTGCGGATGTCCTGGGCGATCACATGTACCGCCGCATGATGCGCGAGTACAATGTCGCGACGCCGATCGACGCCTGGCGCCGGATCGTGGATGTCACCGACCTGAATGATTTCCGGACGGTGGAGCGGGTGCGCTTCGGCGGCTACGGCGATATTCCGGTCGTGGCGGAAGGCGCTGACTATCTGGCGCTGGGCAGCCCGAGCGATGAGAAGGCGACCTATGCGGCCGGCAAGCGCGGCGGTTTGGAAACCATCACACGCGAGATGATCCTCAACGACGATGTCAACGTCATCCGGCAACTGCCGGTGAAGATCGCACGGGCCGCGAAGCGGACGTTGTCCAAGTTCGCCTTCGATTTCATTCTCACCAACCCGGTGATCTATGACGGCGTCGCACTGTTCCACGCGACGCACGGTAATTTGGGCGGCGCTGCGCTCGCGGATGCTTCCTTCGCCGCCGGCCGTCTGGCCATGCAGGCGCAGACGGAACTGGACTCCGGACAGCAGCTCTACGTCACGCCGAAATACCTTCTCGTCCCGGACGATCTCGAAGAGACCGCCTACAACATGTTCAAGCGGGACACGAACAACGACGAAACCTTCGTCCAGTCGCTGAAGCCGGAAGTCGTTCCGGTCTGGTGCCAGGCCGACGCGAACGATTGGCATCTGCTGGCCGATCCGAGGGATTGCACCTGCATCGAAATCGGCTTCGTCAACGGTCAGCAGGAACCGGAGATGTTCGTCCAGGAAAACCCGAACGAAGGGTCGATGTTCGCGGCCGACAAGCTGACCTACAAGGTCCGCCACGAATACGGCGGTGGCATCACCGACTATCGCGGCGCGTATTCCAGCCGGCCGGCCTAACCGGAATTCAAGCCGGAGAGGGGGCGCTGACGGGCTTCCTTACTCAGTCCCGAGCCCCACGGCAAAGTCCCCCTGGCGTTAGCGGTCAACGCCAGGGGGGCATTTTAGGACAAACCATGCTCGACGATTATCGCCAACTGGTTGAAAGCTTCACCCGCAGCCCGGAAGAGGAAGTGCGGCCGGAGCAGATCGACGGCGCGATCGAGCTTGCAGTCATCCGCTATTCGACCGACCGGCCGCGCCGGCGCATCGAGGCGGTCGCCCGCGACGAAGGCCTGATGATGGCCATGCCGGCAAGCTGGGAAGACGGCTTTTCGGATCTCGTGTCGCTTACGCCGGCGGACGATCCGCTCGATCGGGTCCGCGCGTCCATCCTGAACACGATCGACGGCGACCGGATCTACATCGAGGACGGCCAGGGCCTGGCCGAAGCCCACGCGACGTTCACGATCCGCCATGTTCTGACCGACGCGGAAGACACGATCCCGCAAAAGGATCGCGAGGCCGTCGCCAACTACGCCTCGGCCGTCGTCTGCGAGCAGCTGGCCACCTATTATTCCGGCGCATTGTCATCGACGATCCAATCCGATTCCGTCGATCACGGATCGAAGGGCCGCGAATTCAGCCAGCGCGCCGGCCGGTTCCGGAAACTCTACCAGGATCACCTTGGCATCGATCCGAAGCGCAACAGCGCCGCCGGCGTCGTCGTCGACCTGGACGGCAGCGATAGCCGCGGCCGAGACCGCCTTATCCAGCGAGGCCGTTACAGATGAACGGGCTCGGCATTTCCATATCCGCGCGTGACCTAATCGGTTATGCACGCGCCTTCAAGAAGGCCCCGGACATTGTCTTCGAAGAGCTGACCAGAACTACCTGGGAAGCGACCTTGCTGCTTGAGCGTGAGGTCAAGGAAGAAACGCCGCGGGGCGTTGGCGCCGGCGGCGGCCTGGTCGGTTCGATCGCTGGCCGGGAGCCCGTGCAGCTGAAGGATGGCGTGATCGGCGTGGTGGGGACGCCGATGGCCTATGCCGAGGCGGTCGAGCTGGGAACCAAGCCGCACTTCCCGCCGATCGAACCGATCAACGATTGGGTCCAGACGAAGCTCGGCATCGGCGACAATGAGTCCCGCGGCGTCGCCTTCCTGATCGCGCGCAAGATTTCGGTGAAAGGCACCGCTGGCGCATTCATGTTCACCAAGGCCTTTAAGAAAAACAAGGCACAGATCCAG